TCCCCCAGGCCTAGGATTATCCTAGGCCCCCGCAGGTAGGTTTGGAACTCCTACCATCGAGGTACTTAACGTACTTCGACCCACCTCCGTTTTATGTTGAACGTGGAGGAACGCTCTTTGCTGTCATAGCGATCTCTAAGATCCGATTGGCGAATCGAGTCATGAAACCACTCCAACAGACCGGCCTCGCCATCTACGACGTAGCTTTCGCTGCGCGGAGAGAGGTAAGGGACGCGCCTTTCCTTCACTTGGTAGTCGTGGTTTACACGCCACACCACAGGGTGATGGGGAAGGAAGGTCTCCCGGGCTAGGTACGGTGTAAACCGACCTAACTCGAGATCTGTTGGTAGCACGTTGGATAAAGGCAACCTAATGAGGGATTCCAACTCCTCATCAAGCTGCGGTATAAGGACCCATAGGCCGGCACGGTAACACCGGTTTCTGAAGTCCACCAACGAGGCTAGTTCAGCTGCATCGCGCTGTGACCTGGGAAGGTCTTGGCGGAGTCTTACGACGGAAACATCTGTCCCGCGGTAATATTCCGCACCACATGACTCCCGGAACTTTCCATTCCAGAAGGATTTGGCTCGGTTGACCTTGGCACCGAAGTGTTCAAGCCAATCGACTACAGCGCCAACCGTGTCTACAGGAACGATAATATCGTCACCATAGACTGAAAGGACACCCGGGAGATCCCGAGTGCGGAGTTTCGTACTCCGACTGTCCTCGATTCCACACAGAGACAAGATCGTGAAGATCATAGCCTCGAGTGGGAACGTCAGAGCAGATCCCATAGATGCAAATTTCTGGAGAGGTATAATACCCTCCCCAGGAACCTGCGCCCGATATGAGCGCGTGGCACGTAGGAAATCCCAGAGATGGGGCCACCGATGTACCATACGCCATACCAGGAACCAATGAACACGGTCCGAAGCCTCAGAGAGGTCAAGGGTACCGTGGGAGCCGGAGATGCTTGCCTCGCAAGCTAACATCTGATTCCGACTTTGGTCCTGGAAACCCAACACACTTCCTAAGGTGTGCTTGCCAATCCACTCATAAATCTCGCGCTTCAGCCCCTGTTGTGCATACTGCACGCTAGAGGGTTCGATCGCAATGATCCGGGGGGTGGCTTGGGTTTTCGGGACTGAGACAACCCTAACAGGTATCTCAGTATCAGTGGGAATGGGCAGGTCAGATGCCGCGTAACCAGTATTCCTGGTATAACGCCAGTACGGAAAAACACTTTCGAGTCTTTCCGTCCAGTAGTCATAAGAACGCTTCTCGAGTTGAGATTTGCGCTCAGCGACTGCACCCGGGCCATGCTTGGGGACCAACTCATAGTGCGCGATCTTGCGATCAAGCATAGAGAAAAGGTCACCAAAGAGCCTATCAGCCGTCCTCTCAAAAGAAAGGAGTTTTCCCCGGTCAATACGACCGGGAAGACCAATAAGTTCACCATCGGTACGGACAAACTGAGAGAAAGCAGCACGTTCCCTTTCGGGGGTACAGTCTCGCTCAATCTTATGGGACAGGTAGCAAACCTGCCTCACAGCCCAGACGCATTCCACGTCGGGGTCGTCCAGTATTCGACCATCCTTCCCGAAGATACGGGTGAGGAAACCTCGCATAAAAGCGGGGAGCCCTCCGTTCCTCTTGAAACCAAGAGGTTCGTGACCCGGCCACTGTCCTGTTTCGAGTCCCCTTTCGAGGGCTTTAGCAAAACGTGGCAGAGTGATAGTTAGGAAGCTATCACCCTCATCTTCCCATCGTACCGAGAGGTATGATACATCCCGGTCGATGCCGATTGAACAGTGCTGGCCTACCGAGGCCAGCACGAGGTTGTGGAGAGTTAACAGGCTTTTCATCATCCCCTTTCAAGGGTGGTGATCCAGCTCCGCCGCTCTCAGACACCTACCGTACACAAGTGGCTACAGGCCGAGGTTTCTTCTCTTTTGGAGAAGGTACCTCAGGAGTTTTAACTCCGCCTGCTGGCGTAGGTTGCGATACCTACGACAGACACCGTGAAGAAGCCGGAGATGAGGACTACGAGAAGCGCCGTAATGACGCCCTCCATTAGCTCTCACCGCCGAGCAACTTATCGATGTTAGCACCGGTGCTAGCCGTGAGGAACTCGCACAGATCGAGGATCGACTGCTTCAACTCAGCGTTGGAGAAGCCGAACTTGCCTCGAGACACCGAAATGGTGATCGTGCGGGTGACGGACTGATTGACCGCAGAAATGGGGTCAGCAGCCACCTTCGTACCAATACTGGTTACGAAGCTCCGGTTGGCAGTCTTGGAAGCCGAGTGACCGACGCGCACCTTAGAGGTGGCGTCTGCAACCGAGTACTCGTTGTACTCTTTACCCACGCTAACGCGTGGGTGGTTGGTCGCGGCTCCCGCAACCTTGACAGAAATAGGGTCAGCGAGCATGGAAGCCCTCCATTGTTTTGGAATTGGTAGAAAAAAGTCAGTTAAGGCTGACCAAACCTATCGCCCAGACTTTGTGAGTCCAAGCGCGCCAAGGATGGCAACCTGCGAGGCCGAAAGACCTTGCAAGCCACCGATCCTAAAACCGTATGGGTTGGCACGGAGCCTCCGCTTGTAGACCGTCTCACTTACGTACGTAGCACTTTTATCCAAACCAGGATAATAAGTATACGACGAGGTGGCCGGTTTAGAACGGAGGCACGCAGACATGTCCACAGAGACGAGATCACGTGATCTAGTAGTCTCCATGGCATAGCCATAGTGCATCACCAGCCGATCGTTCGCGGCTAATTCATTAGCCTTGATGGTGTCTCCGATTTGGAGACCCCAATCGATCAGCCAGGACCACGGGGCAAGTTCCCAAAGGACATCAGGGGTCAGCTTTACGTTCACTAGAGCGTCGAGCCTGTCGAAGTAATTCGACGGATCAAAGCCCAGCTTCATAAAACTGGTGAATTCCCCTTCAAACCAACGAGAACGTTCCGTTGTCCTAAGAGCGTGTGAAACGGTTGCGCCCGTGAGGGCGGTTCCGCCAACAGCGCTCCCATCATCGAACTCCGGAAAACGGGTAGAAATACCCCGATGTCCGTGTCCCATAGAGATGGGACCCGAGTTAATCTCGGCGTCGATGGTGTAGGACGGTGGTGTCCCATAGCGTCGGTGCACTCGCTGGTTAGTACCTTTGAGTGCATGAGTCGCGTTGCTTAACGCTTCTCCCGCTTTGATGAGGTCGTTGATAAAGGGTTTCCACCCGAACTCAACGTTCAGGTAATCTGAACCAGCCTTCTTGAAAACGTTCGCACCTGACTTTAGAAGATCAGGGACAAGACGCGGGAGCCCCTCACGGAGCTCCCCAAGGAACTGGGCCGCATCGAAAACGACCGACGTAGGTGCTACTTTTGCATACGCATTCTGGGCAAACGTCAGCAGAGCTCCCCCATTAGGGAGAGGTGCGGGCGTCAACCAGGAATGCTGTCCAGATGGAGTACCAGAGGGCCGCAAGAACTGGTCATTAAACCAGGATGTGCCCTCAGGAAACCCGAATGATTTAGTCACCCGGGTAATATCTATCATGGACCCATGCAGTGAAAACTTACTCAGAGAAAAGGAGTGGCCCCTATCGGGTTCTCCTTGCTCAGGCAGGTTACGCTCGCGTAAAAGCTTGCGATATTTGCTCTTAGACATATTGTCCAAGAAGTAAGCATAGGGATCCGCAGTGGAATCCGGAATCTCTTTCGAGATCACGGCGTTCCTATGAGGCCGACTCCGAAAGGAGTCGACCACTGTGGATTCCTGAATCACAGGGATATCGTTGACGGAGGCTACACTCGAAAATTGAGTAAAGCTCCTATCTTTGAAATACTCCCTAAAGTAAGGCATCTATCCTCCATACGGTAAAAGAGCAAACTCCTCTGTACACAGTGCAGGTGAGTGTCGATTGGCATCGACGGTCCCGGGTCGCTTCTGGCGGCCCGG